TACCTACCCAAGCACTGCAACGGCTACAGGAACCATTCTTAGAGCTGACGGCACAAACTGGGTAGCGACAACTGCGACATATCCTGCCACGACTACGATTAATCAGATCCTTTATAGTTCTGCTAACAATGTGATTGGTGGAATTACTACAGCAAATAGCGCAACACTCGTAACAAGTTCAACAGGTGCCCCGGCTTTTACTGGTAGCATGACAAACGGACAAATACTTATTGGTTCAACTGGTGCAACTCCAGTTGTTGGAAGCATTACAGGCGCTGGTTCAATCACTGTTACCCCTGGGGCTGGAACAATTCAAATTTCAAGTTCTGCTGGTGGTGTTGTTAATCCTGGCACGGCAAATGAGTTAGCTTATTATGCAACATCAGGCTCAGCAGTTTCTGGTTTGGCTACAGCAAATAATGGCGTGCTTGTTACAAGTGCAGGCGGTGTACCAAGTATAAGTTCTACATTGCCAAGTGCAGTACAAGGTAACATAACAAGTGTTGGTACGATTGGCTCAGGAACATGGCAAGGTAACACTGTTGCTGTGGGTTATGGTGGTACAGGAGCGACAAGCATTGGCGCAAATGGTACTTTAGCGCAAAGTAATGGTTCAATTTATACGTTTACTACAGCAACCTATCCAAGCACAACAACAGCTAATCAATTGCTTTATAGCTCTGCGACAAATACAGTTGGAGGACTAGCAAGTGCTAATAGTGCAACTTTGGTAACTAATGCGTCTGGAGTCCCTGCCTGGACAGGCTCTATGACCAATGGCCAAATATTAATTGGTTCAACTGGCGCGACACCAGTTATTGGGACAATTACCGGAACAAGCGGTATCAGTGTAGCAGTGGGCGCAGGAACTATTACATTAAGCGGAACTGGTTCTGGTATTGGCTGGAATGAAATCACAGGCGCAAGTCAAACAATGGCTGCAGACCAAGGCTATGTAACAAACAATGCCGGATTAGTTACGCTAACCCTCCCGGCTGTAGCAGCTTTTGGAACGGTAATTAATATTGTTGGTAAAGGTGCTGGTGGCTGGAGAATAGCACAGGGCGCAGGTCAACAAATACAGGTCGGGTCAACTGCATCAACTGTAGGTGCTGGTGGATATGTTGAATCTACAAATCGGTACGATAGTATAGAATTACTATGTACAACGGCTAACACTACTTGGACATGCCTAGGTGGGCCTCAGGGCGCAATCACTGTAGCATAAGGAATCAATATGGCAACTAATAATGCAGTAAATACAAGTCTAGCGAGCCAAACTGGCACAGGGAAGTTTGTTGGTGATACCGCACCGACTATGACTAACGTAACAATTAATGATATTAACATTAATACAGACACAATCAGCACTGTTACAACTAACGGCAATTTATACTTAGAGCCAAATGGAACAGGTCATGTTGACGTTGGAGACCCAGGTCTTGAAGTAGGCAACATTCTGATTGATGGCGTTGCATTTAATTCCAGATTCAGAGTCAACGATATCGGTAACGTTGCCCCCGCAATGGTTACAATTCATAAGCATTCAACCACACAGGAGCCATTGCAGATTTCAGCTAGAAGTAATTCTAATACTTCTGCTCACGCTACTGTCACCGCAAACATGCCATTGTATAGCATGTATGCGACTGGCTGGTTAAATAGTTACTATGGCATCTTTGGTCAAATTCGTTTTAGTGCTGATAGTACTGGAACACTGGCCGATGGCTCAGCTCCAGGTAAACTAGAACTGATGGTTACACCTGATGGCGCGTTGATTCCTGTCACAGCTTTAAGCATTAGTAATGCCGGTGTCACAACACTTGCAAATGCATTGCCTGTTGGCTCAGGAGGTTCAGGTAGAACTACAGCTACAGCCTATGCAGTGATTTGCGGTGGAACGACATCAACTGGCGCACAACAATCAGTGGCCAGTGTTGGAACCGCAGGGCAAGTTTTAACTAGTAACGGAGCTGGCGCATTACCTAGTTTCCAAAATGCTGCTGCTGGTGGTGCTGATGCAGCTTTCTCTTTCCTTTTAATGGGTGGTTAAAATGGCAACAACTTACAAAATATTAGGGCAGTCTAAACCTGCTGCTACAACTTTATCTGATGCTTATACTGTACCTGCTTTAACAACGGCAACAGTTTCTACAATAACAGTTGCAAATCAAAGTGCTACAGCGACAAGTTTTAGAATTAGCGTTGCGGTGAATGGAGCTAGTGATACTGCATCACAGTATTTATACTACGATATTGCAATACCTGGTAACAACACGTTTGCAACCACAATCGGGATTACCCTTGGAGCCGGTGATGTTGTACGAGTATACAATACGCTTGCGACATTAAGTTTTAATATTTTTGGCGTGGAAAATTCGTGAGGGGAATATTATGTCACAAGGTTTTGCAACGCCAGTTTTTGGCGGTTTAATTTCAATTAATACATATACTTCAAGCTCAACTTGGAGTCGCCCATCAAATTGCACCAAAATATTTGTAGAATGTCTTGGGGGCGGTGGTGGCGGTGGTGCAGCTACAACAGATAATACATTGGGAACTGGTGGAGCAGGTGGTGCATTTGCTCAAAAATTAATTGACGTTACTGCAATTACTACAGAAACAGTCACAGTTGGAGCAGGTGGAAGTGCTGGTTCAGGAGGGGCTGGTGGCAATGGTGGTACTTCATCTTTTGGTTCTCATGTATCATGCACAGGCGGAACTGGAGGTTTTGTAAATGGTTCTACAAGTATAAATGCTCCTGGTAGTGCTACAGGCGGAGATATTAATATTACTGGTCAATATGGCGGTCGTGGCGGAGATAGCACTTATGCTGTTTTCTCAACTGGTGCTGGTGGTGCAAATTCACAATATGGGTCAGGTGGGCGAAGAGGCGTTGCTGGTGGCACTGGAACAATTGGAACAGGATATGGTAGTGGTGGTGGGGGTGGATATAGAGACACATCTACAAATCGTGATGGAGGGGCAGGCTCTGGTGGATTAGTTCGTGTTTGGAATTATTATTAAAGATTATGCCATAGCAACTATTAATAAAAATAGACAATTTGTATTTTGTAATACAAATAAAGAAGGAGTATAGAATGTCACAAGGTTTTGTAAATCCACAACCAATTACTTTGCCAGTGCCCGTGGCTGATGGCGGCACAGGTCGCACCTCTGCAACGGCATACGCTGTACAGTGTGGCGGCACAACCTCTACAGGTGCGCATCAATCGATTGCAAGCGTTGGCACAAGTGGGCAGGTTTTGACTTCTAATGGTGCAGGGGCGTTGCCGACTTTTCAAAGTATTATCACTGACTGGGTAGCTTATACGCCAACATTTACGGGTTTTGGAACAGTATCTAACATTCAAATTTGGTCAAGACGTGTTGGCGACACTTTGCATATCAGGGGGCGTTTTCAAGCTGGAACACCTACCGCAGTAGAAGCTCAGATGACATTAGGTTACAACGGCACCAATTCAAATGTCACAAGCTCAAGCACTAAAATAACAAGCATACAACTTTCAGGAATAATAGTTTTTGAGGGTGCTGGATATTTTTGTAATACTTTGATTGAGTCAAATAAAGGTTATATTACTTTTGGTATACAAAATACTGGTGGTAGTGCCGGTTTAACAAAACAAAATGGAAATGGCATTGCTGGTGTAAATTCAGTATTTTCTATAACGGCCGAAGTACCAATCGCAAGTTTCCCATAGGAGCATAACATGGCTAAGTCACCAGCCTGGACTCGCAAAGAAGGCAAGAATCCGAAAGGTGGATTAAATGCTAAAGGTCGTGCTTCAGCTAAAGCACAAGGCATGAATCTTAAACCACCAGTTAGTGCTGAACAAGCAAAGAAGTCACCTAAGGCAGCAGCTAGACGAAAAAGTTTTTGTGCTCGCTCTGCTGGACAAAAAGAAATGCACAACATAGACTGTAGCAAGTCACCAAAAAAGAGGATTTGTCTTGCTAGAAAAAAATGGGATTGCGGTTAAAGAATGCACAAAATGTAAGCTAGAAAAAAGCTTTGATAGTTTTCATAAAAACAAAAATAAAAAATTTGGTTTAGAGCCAGCATGCAAAGAATGCAAAATAAAGCATAAAGTTTGTGTGCTGTGTTCAATAAATATTGATGAAGAGTTTGTTAAAAATTTTGACACATCAAAATATGAAAGTTTACATGGTTTTTGTAGAAATTGTCGTAAAAAATTATACAAAATACAATTAAAAGTTGGTGGAAAAGTTTGTAGAAAATGCAATACAAATTTACCATTTAAAGATTTTCCGCATCACAAACATACTTATGATGGATTTGATAGTTGGTGTAAAAAATGTAGGAGAACTTATCTATACGAACTTAAACAAACATTAGATACCCATATTCGTGCTGTTTTGGCTAGAGCTAAAGAAGATAGAAGAAAATTAGAAGTTGAAATTGATTTGCAATATTTAAAAAATTTATGGGATGCACAAGAAGGAAAATGCGCAATTTCTGGTTTAGTTATGGATCATACAAGGAACCCTAGAAAACATAATTTATATAATGCATCTTTAGATAGAATTGATAGCTCAAAAGGGTATATTATTGGAAATGTACAATGGCTGTGTTGGATGGTTAATCGTATGAAAGGTGAGAATACAACAGCGCAATTAATTGAGATTTGCGCTAAGATAATTAAATATCAGGAAGATAGGAAATGAAAAAAGAAATCTGGGACAAGCCAAGACCCGCCAAACTTGGCAAATCAAAGCCCTTGACTCCTAAACAAAAATCTAGTGCCAAGGCTATGGCAAAGAAAGCTGGGAGATCTTATCCTAATCTTGTTGATAACATGAGAGCAGCTAGAAAAAAGGGGAAATGAAATGCCATTGAAAAAAGGTAAAAGTAAAAAAACCATCAGTAGTAATATCTCTAAAATGATGAAAGAAGGTTACCCACAGAAACAAGCGGTAGCAGCCAGTCTTGCCTCAGCAGGCAAATCGA